GGAAACTCGTAAACTTTATCGTATTGGAAGGGGAGAGCAAGGAGTTCTACTGGTTCGCCCTTATACTAACGATATATGTGCTCATTGGAGATTTAAGACACCAAAGATTGCAATGATGTCTGCACATACTATCTTCGATATGTATCTAGATTACCTAGAACAGGAAGATTTTATAGGCATGGATATGTGTCGTAAGTTTTTAGAGATGGGTCACACCAGATCAAGACGCTATGCTAATCATAACACAGGAAAGAAATATGATGATGAAGGTAATGTAAGACCCCAAGAACCAGATCATGCTACGAGTAAGTATGCTAAGTCTGCTAGAATATTTAAACATGTTAGGGATATGGTTGCAAAAAACGATATCTATGTTAGAATGAGAAAACAATGGAGATCACAAGAATGATTTTTTTATCTTGCCCACCAGTTTATACTTTACCAGGTACATGGACTAAGTGTAATGCTATTATACCCCACTATAATGCTGATCCAAATCAAACATTTGGTATATCAATCCTAGTAATTCTGGTATTACTATCAGGGTTCGGACTTTACAGAGCATTCTTTAACAACAAAGGTCTAACAGATCAATGGGATGACCACGACGATTAATTATGAAACTTACACAAGAAATTATTGACAAGATACAAGAAGCAATGCTTCACACCAATTTAAAAGGTGAAATAAATTGGAAAGATACTGATGAGATTGAGGTACAATTAGCAGGAACTTTTGCCAAGGATAGATTTATTGTTATCAAAAATAAAACTAAAGATCCTGTTGTAAGTGCTGCACCACATCCTTACTACGATTATGAAAAGAATGTCTTTACTAAAGATGGTAGAGAAGAATACATGAAAGAACAAAAGATAAATAAAGATAAAACTAAACCAGAGAAATGAACGACACATTAGTTTTTATATACCTAGTATTTTTTGTGATGTTATTCGCAGCAACGTTTGCATACATGCTGAAGATGATGGGGTCTACCATAGAGGCATTTAATAATACACCAATAAAATCATATGGTGATGCCATGAGACCATACAAAGTACCTGCACCTCATCCAGAAATGGAAGGTGTAAAGTATGGAGAAGAGTTATTAGTTTTTAGTGCTGAAGAAGAAGATGATGATGACGATGGAGATATACCTGCTTACGTAGGGGAAAACATATAATAATTACCAAAATATCGCAAAAAAAATCCCGCCAAAAAATGCCCTCTTAAGGGTTTTTTAGTATCCTCCGTAGTATCCTCCACCAGAACTTGATGAGGAACTAGATGAACTAGAGGAACTAGAACTTGATGATGAAGAACTACTGCTACTTGATGAAGAACTAGAAGAAGAACTAGAAGAAGAACTGCTACTGCTACTTGAATACGTGCTGCTGCTCGATGATGTATTAGTCTCTGCTGCCTGAGTTCCTGTACCTACTGGTGTGGTAGTTGTAGTAGTATCTGTTGTAGTAGTAGAAGTTACGACTCCGACATTAGCACTTGTTGTAGTAGGACCATTATCAAATGAGGTGACAGTTCCCATACTTGTTGCTAGGTTGACACTACCAGTGACATAACCAGAACTTTCTAAGAATCTTGCTGCAGCACTCAATTCTGTTTTCTTATTACCTTCTTTATCTAATTCTTTATGTGGTTCATATGAGATTAACTCTTCAAACTCAGATAAAATGAATTGAACAACAGCATTGGTAGGTATTTTAAGCACTGCTTTCTTATCATTAAGATATCTTTCATGCTCATAATTTGAGACAGGATATATTGATTGCTCCTCTCCTAGTGTAGTCCCATCGGGTAATATAGTTCTCCAATCACCGTTAACTGTTATACCTTCATTCAATACTACTACACCATTATATTTTGCTTCTACAGTTTCATAATGATGTACATCATCTGGTAAATCATATTTGTTCTGTACATAATCAAGTAATCTCTCTTCACTTCTTGGCCACTGTTCATACACATCAGTGATTTCATTTACCATTAAAAGAATCCAATCTAAGTATGGACTACCCAAAGCTTGTAATGATACCTCTTCTGGTCTCATTCCATCAGGGATGATTCTTGTTTCTAGTAGTGTAATGTATTGATCTAAGTCTTCTCTAATCTTTGTACGTCTAAAAAGATTTTTAACCAGACGATATCTATAAGGTTCATCATCTGTGATACCCTCGCCAACAAATACATTTGGAAGTAAAGAAAAGTATTGCATTAGTACCCCACTGCTACGTCATTTTCGGTTAATAGTCTTGTCTCAGTAAAACTAAGTTGTAAAACTACTGAAGGAACTGAGATTCCATCGTCTATCGGTTGCTTGAAAGCAACGTATTGATTATCTGGTGTATAGTTTACAGATATACCAGTACAAACTGAAGGATAAATTTTGAACATCAAATCTCTTCTTGTACTTTCACCTAGATTGTTCATTCCTCCTGTAGCGTTTGCACCAAAACGGACAAATCTTAATTGAAATCTATCAGGTATCTCAAAAAATCTATTGTTCTTAGCATAACCCTCATTATATTTCTTAAAGAAATTATCTTGCCATAGATTTTTATATCCGTCCTTTCTCTCAACCTTAGTCACTTTATCATTACCATCAATCTTAAATGTATCTTGGTTATTAGTATAACTTTTACCCATATCACCAGAACGAACTCTTGGTAATGATCCAATTTTCACATAATCTATAATAGATTGTATAGTTTTTGATTCTTGTGCATCACGAGCAAAGAATTTGAATGCAAAGTTATGTGTTCTAAAACTCATACCTTGAAATATTTGCTCACTATATGGGTTGAATATTCTACCACTTTGTAGGTTTTCAATAGCATTAAGATCCAAATTACCTTGTAGTCCTACAAAGTTATTGAATCCGTTTACCATTTGTAATACCATGTTGGTAGAAAACTCAGGTAGTGCAGCACCTGCTGCATCTTGTAATGTTTTTGCTAATGATGTAAAATCATTTTCATTTCCATTCAACATACCTGTTGCTGTCACACCTGCAACACCAATGTCTGCTCTTCTATATGCAGGACCATAAGATGTTTGAATGCCAGGTGGTATCGCAATATAACATCTATCTGGATGTTGTACTACAGTTGCTCTATTACCAGGTATTTCTCTATTATAAAATGCAGGTACATTTGTAGCATCATAGTCAAACCTTTCTCTACGCAGCATAAGGTAGTCAATGGCACCAGTTTCAGCGTCTGCTAAACCGTAACCCTGATCTTGTGCGGGAGGTTTTTCTGGATATCTAAAAATGCTCAAGTTTTTGCCTAAATAATATTACTTGTATCATATGTATTTATGAGGTTTAGACAAGGAAAGTACATTCCACGCAATCCAAATAAGTATAAAGGCGATCCTCGCAACATTGTTTACCGTTCATCTTGGGAGCATAAGTTTATGCTTTGGTGTGACCAACAGAATTCTTCCGTACAAGAATGGGGTAGTGAAGAGATCGTTATTCCTTATGTAAGTCCTGTTGATGGTAAAAGGCACAAGTATTATCCAGACTTCTATGTCAAAATCAAAGGTAAAAAGTATATGGTTGAGGTAAAACCATTTAAACAAACCAAAGAACCTAAGACTCAAAAGAAAATCACTAAAAGATATGTTAGTGAAGTTCTAACTTGGGCTGTCAACAAAGCTAAATGGAACGCAGCTGAAGAAGTTTGTCAAGATAATGGATATAAGTTCATGATCATTACAGAAAAGGAGTTGGGAGTATAATGTTAGGATCATTATTATCAGTAATAACAGATGTTTTCCAGTACGTAGGTGCTACGCAGACGACTGGGATACCTGGTGCAGGAGATGTATCTTCAAGTAAATTGCAAGAGTTTATGGCTTTTAGTAGGAAGAAAGCAGGAGACTTCTCTCTTACTAACATATACACAGTGCAATTTGCTACTCCTCCTATGCTTACTGATAAACTTGAGAGTGGTGACGATAAATTATTATTAGATTACTATGTTGATAGTGTAACTTTACCCAGTAAACAGATAACTACAGCTCAGGTCATGAATGTGGGATCTGCATATAAGTATGCTACTGGTAATGCATTTAGTCAGATTAATATGACATTCAAGATGCCAAAAACTCAAAGAACCAGAGTAATCTTTGAAAGATGGACTACATTGATGAACAGTGATTCTAATCAATACACACACTTTTACAACATGTATTGCTGCCCAAGAGTAAGGATATACAAATTTGAAAGAGGTGGTGGTCCTAAAGTTGAGAATTTCCTGAATAAAAATGACACTGTGAAAAAAATAGCTGGTATTCTTAATGGTTCTGGTATATTTGGTGGTAGTAGTAGCACTATAGCGGACAATAATCTTTTAAATTACCTGAAAAGTGATCCTGCAATTAAACAATCAGCTCTAGATTACATTGCAAACCAAGCAAAGTATTACGGTTGTACTGGTATGTGGGAGTTAAGAAATGTATATCCAACTAACATTGGATCAGTACAGTTAAACAATAATGAAGCAAGAGTCATGTCAATGACTGTATCATTTAACTTTGAGAGATATAGATTCTACACCAGACCTCTTTATTCACAAGGTAATAACAAGGAATTCATTGTTGATAATCCTGCATTAAGAAACAACGTACAGTTGAATCAACATGGTGCACATGTGTCAACAGGAGACGCAAATAACATGGGATTTAAGAAAGGGGCTACTAGCAATGATAA